TTTGAGTGTGCTGTAGGTATTAATGCACATGGTCCTGAATGGGACACCTTCACCAAGAACGTTACCAAATTTGGTAGCGATAGGATGGTGGCAGGTGACTATAAGGATTATGATGCGACAATGCCTGCTTCATTAACTTTAGCAGGTTTCTCGCTCTTTATCAAGATGGCGAGGAAGTGTGGTTATACTGAAGAGCAAATTAAGATAATGGAAGGCTTAGCTACTGAAATATGTTATCCTGTTTATGAATATAATGGTTCATTTATAGGAATACATGGTTCTAATCCATCCGGACATCCATTAACTGTTTTCATTAACAGTTTTGCTAATTCATTGTATTTGCGTTATGCATATTATTATATATGTGAGCCCAAGCCAGGGCAATATTTTAATCAATATGTAGCACTACAATGTTATGGAGATGATAACATCTTCTCAGTATCGAAAGAATTGCCAACTTTCAACCATACATCTATATCTAAAGCACTGGCACTTTACGACGTCACTTATACCATGGCGGAGAAAGATCAGGAATCAATTCCTTACATTGACATATCACAATGTACCTTCTTGAAGAGAAGGATGGTATACAGCGCCGAGCTGGGTCTATATATTGGACCACTCGAAGAAGCATCGCTCTTTAAAACACTTCATTGTGTTTTACGTTCAGATGTCTTGAACCCGCGACAACAAGCGGCAGAGTGCATTAAGTGCACTTTGCAAGAATGGTTTTTACATGGAAAAACCAAGTATGATATGCGTCGCACCCAACTGTTGGAGATCATCAGTAAAAATGATCTATCTGCTTGTTTTGATAAGCCCCTACCCACGTATGAGGAGTCCTTGGACACTTTTCGTGAGAAATATATGGGACAACCAAGCAGATCAAATCCAGTGAGTGACCCACTGGTAGGTGGCGTTCTTAAAATAGAACGTTAACCTCATGTATGACTTTGTCTGCATGTATGAAATGAACTGATTAATAGTTTTTAAGTATGTGCGAAAGCATATATGGAATTTTGCAATTGATCACAAGTTTTATACGTGGAACATGGAATAGTTTCACCGGAGAGTAATA